AGCGTCAATCTCCACAGGCTTACCGTCTTGGTCTACAGGATCAAACTTATACAGACTCTTAGCGACAATATACTTGCCCATAGTGTCTTTCTCTTTGATCTGAATACCCAGCTCCTTCAGAGCCTCGCAGTCCTTATCTGAAAGATTGCCGATAGTGCATTCGTACTTCTTGTTGTCCTCGTTGAACTTAGTATTGAACTGAGCCATCCAGTTGCTCCAGAAGAGTTCACCACCGATCTTTACAGGTTTCATATCCATTTCATTTTCCTTTAAGTTTGTTTAACCAGGGATTGACATAATTGTCTTTTCCGGCACATTTCCTACTACAGTAAGGCCCACGCCTTCCTTTTTTCAAGTTACCTTTAACATGTCTAAGTAGCTTTTCAGCTTCTTTACCACAAGAAGGACAGGTAAACGAATAAAGTTTTGCGTAGCGTCCTTCCATTGCTTTTTTAGCGTTTTCTTCTAATGTTAAAAGCTGTAAATTTTCAATACGATCATCTGTAAAGTCGTTATTAATATGATCTACAGTTTCTTCAGGTAGAAGTTCTCTGCCAAGATGCTGTTCCATCAACAACCTAGGATAAGATTTTGTTTGTCTTGATCCGTCATCGTGAATGATAACAACATGTTTTCTTCCGTCTTTGCGTGTATACGGCCCATAAATTTTCATAGTGTCTCCTATAAGTTGGTGGGCGATCAGGGAGTCGAACCCTGAAGCCTTACGGCGCTGGAGCTTAAATCCAGTGTGTTTGCCAGTTTCACCAATCGCCCGTACCTATAATTATACACTATTTTAAGAGCCGTGTCAAGTATTATTTTAGAGTTTAGTCTCTAAAAACGGCTACCGATTACGCCACAGTCTCAATAAACTATACAATTAGTATAGCAGCTTTATTTGTGTTTGTCAAGTACTTTCACTGCATTGTTACACTTTCTTTAGTTTCAAGATAGTCTGCATAGTTATGCAGCCAGTCAAGAGCACCTGTGAAAATGCAGTACAAGTCCAACATATCAAGCCCTTCGGTAGCTGCTACTTCAAAGCTATCCTCATAGACGTTGATGGTAATAACGTTAGTGGGTTTCTCGCCAGCTTTTGCCAATTTTGTATTCTCCGTCTAAAGGACACCGCAGTTGATAGAACTGACCGGCCTCAATGATTGATAATCTAGCAGCCTGTCCTGCTTCTTCGGCCACTTCCTTACTACACTCGAACTGGAATTCATCATGGACATTGGCGACAAGCTTTACAGGCCAGTTGTTAGCCTTGATCTTGTCGTAAAAGATACACAATGCCTTCTTCATCACGATTGCCCCAGCACCCTGCAAGAGACTATTTAGGGCTGCGTGTTCGCTTCTGACCCATATTTTCCTCCCGTCAAGTCCTGGAACCCAGCCTCTGGAGGCCTGTTTAGAAACACGTTCGAGTAGCTTGGCAAGGGCTGGTGTTTGTGCAAGGAACTTTGCTTTGAGCTTTGCTCCATCTTTTGCAGTTCCTCCAACAATGCTTCCAATTTTAGCATCTCCCGCGCCATAGAGGAACGCATATATAAAAGTTTTTGCGCTGTCTCGTGTAGATAGTCCTGCCGCCATTTGGTTGACCGTATGCACGTCTGTACCAAGCTTTGAGCTTCCTTCAGTAACTGTTCTGACATACTCTTCATCCTTCATATAGTGAGCAAGCATACGAAGCTCCAGACCTGAAGCATCACAGCCTACCAAGACATTACCTTCCTCGACAGTCCAGCACTCACGACACTCATGTCCATAGACAGACCCCGCATTGGGAATCTGAGCCATGTTAGGGCTACTATGTGTCATTCGTCCTGTCACTGCTCCGTTAGTAATGACTTTACCGTGTACTCTTCCATCAGCTTTAACAGCTTCTAACCAGCTTTCAATCTGTGCCACTCGTTTCTGGAGCATCAGATACTCAGCGATCATGGCTGCTTCGGGGATGTTCTTGACCTCTTCCAAGACCTTTTCATCCACCATCGGCTGACCTGTCTCAGTGAACTTCTTAGGCTTCCACCCAAGCTCTATCAGCTTTTCTCCGATTTGCTTTCTTGAGCCGGGGTTGAAAGTAACCAGCAAGGGCTTGAGCTGCTTTCCTGTTTTTTCTGAGACTCGTGGTACTTCGTAGGGAGGCCATCTATGTTGCATTTGCTCATATATTCCTGCCATTTTTCCTTTGATGTCAATAAGTAAACAAGTGGCGTAAACGGTGTCGAGCTTGAATCCATTTCTTTCCTGTTCTGCGATGATAGCCGCTACTTTATGTTCCAGTTCCCTGCTCTCTTGGCTAAAGCCTTTCGAGTCAAGTTCCATAAGCAGATGATTATATAACCTAGCACATACCTCAACGTCCCGAACACAATAATGCTCCATAAGACCCATATGAGGATAGTCAAACTCGATACCATCTGCTACTTTCTCTTCCTTAGAGATAACCTCTCCAGGGAAATCGTTGAGCCAGAGCCAGATAGCTCTGTAGTTAATCTTCGGAATCCCAAGACTCTCTCCCCATGCCTCTAGGCTGTGTCCTTTCTCTCGACTTGGATCTAACAGCCTTGAGAGAATAAGAGTATCTTGTACGTTCTTCAAGCGTATCTTCGTCTTCCATAAGCGATTGAGGATCGGCGCATCGAAAGAGATGACGTTGTGCCCGATAATCAATGTGGCGTCCTTTAGATACTCCCGTAGTTGACTTGCTTCTTTCCATACGTTTACTTCATTAGTGTCCAAGTCCTTCGTTACCACGATATGAATCTTCTTGTGACTCATATCCGTCTCGATATCCAGCACGATACGCTTCATTTACGTCTTTCTGATAGGATTCTTTCAGTTCATTTAGTTCTTTCTCTAATTGTACCACACGACCAATGAGTTTGTCAAGATCAATCATTTATTTATTTTAAGTTCATCCAAAGCCCAACTTGAGCGAAAGCATACCCTGTCCAGATCATGCCGTTAGCTGTCTCTCCTTTAGCCCATTGGAGTACACCTACGATCAGATAACCTAGTCCTGTAGCTCCTACGATCAAATGTTCAATAGAAATATTAGTAATCACGTTTTTCTGCCTCTTCGTTACATAAATATTCAGGGCATCCATCCATTTGTTTAGGGGAGTACGTGAAGTATGACTGTCGATAAGGATTAGGTTTTGCCGTGAAGCGGTAACAATACTCCTTTTTAGGACACTCATCGTCATTACACATCGTTATATCAGCCATTAATCGTTCTCCTCATCTTTGATAGGTTCTTCCTTAATAGGCTGCTCTTTAGGTCTGTTCTTACCAAAGATACGATCCCAACCATCGTCGTAAGCCTTCTTGTCTTGTTGCTTACGTGGACTATCTCCCTTGCCACCGTCTGAGTATTTCATAGAGGTTCCTCCTTCATTTCCATCATTCGTCCTGTTTCTTTGACATATTGCAATTCGCAAGCCGGGCCTGTATATCCATTATAACGGTTCTTTGCCACTGCGACTTTTGTTTTATGTCGTTCCAGCTCATTCTCTGCCATGCTGTTTCGTTCGAGGGTGATGACTGCATCGCTAAGCTGAGCAATAGCTCCACTTCCTCGCAACTGAGAGAGACTAACCGCTTGTCCGTCTTCATGTCCTGCATTTCCTTGAGGCCTCCGTAGGTGCGACACACAGATCAAGGTAACTTCAAGTTCCTGTACCAGTGTCCGCAGTTTAGTCATCATTGCATCAATAGCTTTACGCTCATCGCCATTATCAAGCCCGCTGACAACGATACTGATGTGATCCAAAAATACCACACGGCAATCACAAGCCTTTGCCATATACCTGATCCTGTTGGCGATATTGTCAACGTCAGAACTACCAAAGTGATCGAAGAGATAAACACGATTAGTCCCAAGAGTAGCGTCAAAAGCATCTTTCAGTTCCTTTTCAGTTACAGGAGTGTCAGGCAAGTGCAAGAGCTTATTAGCGTGTAGGCTCATAATGCTCCGTGCTGTCTTGCGTGTACTCTCCTCCAAGAACATCCCGCCGATATTCCAGTCTGTAGTCTTCAAGAGATGGTAGAGAATCTCCCGAAGGAATTGACTCTTACCAAGCCCTGAGCCTGCCGTGACTGTAATCAGTTCAGCCTTACGCATCCCGTACAAGAGCTTATTCAAGCCTTCCCAGGGGTACATAGCCTCCGCTTTAGGCTCTGGTTTACAAATGTCTTCCCAGAGATTAGCAGCATTGACGATACCGTCAGGGATGTACGTCTCAGCCCTCCACCACTCGTTAACGAACTCCTTCGTAGCTCCTGCGATCAGATAGTCACAAGCATCTTTAAAGCCTGTCTTGTGCTTAACGATCTTGGCTTTCTGTCCGAACAGTTCAGCAACCTCTTTAGAAGCTTTAATCCCTGGCTCGTCATTGTCAAAGCAAATAACGATGTTCTCAAAGCTGTTAAGCCACTCGTATTGAGCCTTACAGTCCTTCAGGGCTGCTTGTGCTCCGTTACGAATGCTGACAGAAGGCCATTGACTTCCTGTAAGTTGGTATCCTGCCAATGCATCAAGTTCTCCTTCGTATACCGTGACATACTTCCCACCTGAGTGAAAGAGATGTTGACCGAATAGAGTTGCTGCTCGAAAGTCTCCATTAATCGAGAAACTTTTGTCCGCCACAGTACGTGATTTAACAGCGATAACAGCTCCTCCCTCGTTAGCATAAGGGTAGTATTGTTTGCCTTCATGTTGTGTTACTCCAAATTTCTCACAAGTTTGCTGGGTAATCCCACGTTCAGGGATTGACTTTACAGTGCCTTTGATTTCCATTCGTTTAGGCGCTACGCTATCCCGTAACACCGACCTTTCCTCAATAGTGTTTTCCTGCTCTGTTGTTCCACAGTTAAAGCAGTGTGTATGCCCATCATCGTAGAGACTGTTAGCGTCAGAACTACCGCAGTGCTCACATGGGATATGCTTCAAAAACTTGGATGGTTGTCGTTCCATAACTCTCATGCCTTGCCCCTGTTTTTCTCTGTTGCATCGCAACTAAAGCCGTTTACGGCGCGCAGCTTGGCTTCCGTTTCGCGGATCAAAATATCTGGATCGTCGCCGTAAAGCTCAACAAGTCTTTCCCATTCTTGTTCCGTCAGCCCAACCCACTTATGTGTCTCCGACACGGGCGCGGCTGGCTGCTTACGTGGTTCCGCCACTGGCTCAGAGGCCCAAGCACCGTGTTTGTATCCATCTTTCCAGCCTTGGTCGTAATCAGTATTCATTCTCCAAAGCCTCACGCTTAAGTTTATCTTCGTTCAGGTAAATCTGTTCTTCAATCTTGATCCAGTCATGGTCTGATAGAACATCGTTGATCTTAACAACTGACATTTCCATTTGTCTAGGCCAAGACCGCTTCTTATCCACAGACCACGCTGGTAGCCAAGCAAAGACCTCCATAGACTCCCAATCAGGCTCTTCTCCGTACCAATCAAACTCAATCGAAACATTAGCATCATTGAGTGTAGTGTTTAGAACCATTTGACTCATATCAATCCTAAGTATAGTTACTTTAAAGCTACCTTAACAAAGGTAACGACAACAATAAACACAACCGACAACATATCTTAGTTCCCTTGTTCCAAGGTGTCCGTAACGTTAGCCAAAGTGACTTCTAAGTCTACAGGCTTTAGATGTTTGTCTATATCCATTAGTACTTTAGTATACCCATAATCTTTAATAAGATCACATACGTTACCAATTACATAAAAGTAATGTGCTTCTTCCAGATCATAATCAGACATGATTGTCACCAATGTTAAAAGTTAACGACATTTGCTACTATAAAGGAACTTTAACGCTTCTATGTGCTTTTAAAGGTACTTTATAAGTGTATTTATACTATAAGATGTATTTAAACATCTATGGAACGTCTTAGTCATCTTCATTGTCTCCTATATAGTTATTATATAGTGTATCCTCAGAGTTGTCAAGTTTTTCTTCAATGTCCATGCTGACAATAAGGTCTTTCCTACCTTTGACTGGCATGGGCACATCCTGAGCAATCTCACTTAGGCAGTCAATGCAGGTGTCCATGTACTCACCTGTGACAGCATGTTTCAGGGTTGTCTCATAGTCGGACAAGATTCGATTACAGACGCTACAACGCATTATTTACTCCTCTGGCTACCACGCCCTTGACCTACCACTAAAAACGTCTCTATGAGCCTTTTAAGGGCCTTCTCGACCCATTGCTTACACATCTAGCTGCCCTCCAATGATGAAACAGACAATGATAAACGCTAAAAGACCAGTTACTTTGACATTCTCACGCATGACGCACCTCTCTGCACCATTCCTGGTAAATCTTATCCTTGATGATTTCTTTATAACGGTCAGACAGTGCCCATTGGTTGATCTGGGCGTTGAAGCTGGACACAATCTCATTAATGACAACAATGGGAGGTTCCCCATCCTCAAAGTCGCATAACTCTGCCTCGATTAACAAAGGAATTCCCAGGGAATCATCCTTGATAGTGTATACTAAAGATTTCATATTAGTGCATCCTCTGGTTGTGTAGACTGACAAATCTCATGTGGTGTTGGCTTTGGCGGTGTTGGCATTTGCGCCAACGCTATCGATTCAGGTGTGCGGACACCGTTAACGGATTGGAAAGGCCATCCTCGACTAAAGTCTGCGGGGAAAGGCCAGACAAAATCACTCATGCTTTACTCCTGACAAGTTTAAACAGATTCAGACAATCCCCCTGAGCATATCCTACAACTTCCCCACTGTCGGGGTCAATAACAGGCTTATCGTCGTCATAGTTATTGCATGACAGCCAATGCAGTGCAGCGGCTCTATCCTGGAAACGTGCAGCGACAATACCAGAGGATATGAATTGTACTGTGTACATATCAAGCCTCCACGTCCTCAGAGGTCATTTCCTGAGCATACAGCTCGGCGACAAACCAAACCATAGCATTCTTGAACCCTGTCAGATCACCAAGATATTTAATGATGTATTCAGGCAGCACACCTGTCTCTTGCTCATATTGACCGACTACATCATGCAGCTCTTCGGCGTGCTTATCGTACAGATCGCAAGTCTCGCTGTAATAGATCATTCCACCAGCAACACCAGAGGCGCATCCGTGCTGTGCAATCTCTTGCAGCTCTTGGCGGTCATAGGTGTTAAACATCCACTGTTTGAAAGTCTTAGACATGATAGCTCCTGAGTTTGCCAGTACATCACTGGCGAGATACCCTGCACAGTGCAGGCCATAAGCCACTTTAACAGTGGCCTACAGTCTAAACTGTCACTTATGGGACACCACAAGGTCATTGAAGTCCGCCAAAGGAATAGAACGGACAGCCCGGTAAAGAGATGCTTTTACATCATCACGCCAGACACTAAACCATCGTTCAAAGTCTGGGCCGACCACTTGCCAGTCGTCCCCGTGATTGTAGATTTTATACAGTCCGTCAGGTGTTTTGATAAATGCGTACATGGTTTACACTCCCAAGGCCAACAAGACACCCCAAAGGGCAAAGACAAGGCAGCAGAGAATCATTGCGGTACGGTCAGACATGGTTAGTTTCCTTTCAACGGTACTGATACATTTCTTCCAACTCGATCACAGCATCATTATCGAGCTTCAAGGCACGTGTGACAAGCCACAAGGCATCAGGATATTCCCTGCCCTCATCAATGGCATACATCAGGCAGTCATAGGCCTCCATGCCTTCCGAAACCATCTCATGCATGGTTTTGACGAGTTGTGTGTTGGTCATCATTTCATTGACATTCATGGTAGACTCTCAGGGTGTCAGTGCGACAGTGCACTCCAAAGCCCCCTGAGGAGGCTTCAGGGTAGACTGTCAGGCCTTGGCTTTGAGCAGATCGTCAAATCGATCGTAGCCGTTGACACGTGTGGCACGGTCGTCCGAGGCCACCAGACCAGCACAGGAGCGCATCTCGCTGATGATGTAGGCAATGGCTCGTGCGTTGGCGGAATCGGTGCTTTCACGGCTCCACATGGTATAGGCCACTGTGGTGAGCTTGTCCATCGTCTGTTCGATGCTCTTGAGTTCGTCGGCTGTGAATCGCATGGTGAGTTCCTTGGTTGGTTACCTGGGAGAGAGACCATCTCTCAACCCATGACTGTATTGTACCACACCAGGAGGCCGTGTCAACAGTCGCTCCGCTGTTAAATTGTAACAGTGTGTAACAGACCTTGAATGTAGACCCTTGAATGTTGCACGGATGAGACAATGCCTCTAGAAGCCATCAGAACGACCCAGGAGACGTTTTGAGGGTGTGCCTAGGCTGACCCCTTAGAAAATGTTATCAACACTGCAAGTTATAGTTATCCACAACTTTGACTCTTATATAAGACTTAACCTGTGGACAAGTGTATACTTACCAGGGTATGTTATCCACACCTTGTTAGTAACCTGTGGACAACTCTACCAGGGTAAATTGCTGTATAGATCTACAGTACTGTATGACTGTTCAGTGCCTGAGGTTGTGGTGAGGTTACGTTAGTAGGCACCTACATCGCCTCTCACATCCTGAAATCCTATAAAGCTGGCATGATTCTTGCATGATCCTACACTGGAGCATGAAAGCTGGCACGATTCTTGCATGGACTTCAGTGTTCCTGGCTAATGTGAACGCAAATGAGACTGATTCGCATTCAAGACCGGGGGAGGGGCTCTTGAGCTATGAAAGTTTTTGCAGGAGCCTCTACCGCTTACAAAAAAGTAAAACTGGAACTAAATAGTTGCTTAAATGATAGGCAACATTGTCACTACAAAGGCTAATAACGACAATAGTTTAGATAAATATTCATATAGGAAACTAGGGAGGAAACTGTGCACCCTGAAAGTGGGAACTATAGAGTAGTACTTTAAAGGTAAAAAAAGAAGCAAGATTGTGACTAAGATCACACAGATGTAAAAATAATTGTAAAAGTTGTAAAAAAGTGAAGAAAGTACTTGACAAAACAGGAAAAGTATGCTATAATATATGTACTTGTTAAATTTAGACAGTAACAAGTCAGGAACTCAAGTTAAAACTATGAAGTACCTAAGAAGCCTGACCCCACTTCTTAGGAATGTCACTAAAGACCGTTAACGTGCTCTCGTAGAGGAACTAATTTAAGTAATACTTATAAAGAACATAAGTAAGTATATTTAACTTAGATTCCTGTACTTAGACGTAACTTATAAGCTAAACAGTCTCCTACAAAGGACAAAGACGTATGACACGACCAAGTGGTAATAAGAAAGGTAGACCTAAGAAGTCTGACCTTGCAGCAGTAAAGGCTGGTAATAGAGGCCAAGTAGGTCGTCCTAAAGGTGATAAAGCCATTATGGACGAATACAAGGCTCGTATGCTTGCTTCGCCTAAGTCTGCCAGTGTTTTAGAAAAAGTATATGAAGTTGCCTTGACTGATGGACATCCTGGTCAGATGGCGGCCATGAAACTTATCCTTGATCGTATCGTACCTCAAAGTGCTTTTGATGTGTCTAAAAACTCTGGTTCAATTCCATCCATCTCGATCAACATAAGTGGCCTTACAGCTCCTACGGCTGAAGTCGTAGAGGACATAACGGACGTACAAGTTAAGGAGTATTCAGACAATGACGACTCTTGACTTTAAACTACTCCGTTGGCAGCAAGAAGTCTTCAAGGATACCCATCGCTTCAAAGTAGTAGCTGCTGGTCGTCGCTGTGGTAAATCTCGCTTATCTGCTGTTACGCTACTGATTGAAGGTCTTAATTGTCCTGATGGCTCTAGCGTCATGTACGTAGCCCCTACTCTGGGACAAGCCCGGACGATTATCTGGGATCTCTTACATGAGCTCGGTAGGCCTATCATCAAGTCTAGCCACGTTAACAACCTAGAGATTACCCTTATCAACGGTAAGAAGATTCTGGTACGTGGTGCTGACAACCCTGACTCTCTGCGTGGTGTGTCGTTAACCTATTTGGTGCTTGACGAGACAGCCTTCATTAAGCAAGACGTATGGGAAAAAATCTTACGTGCTGCTCTGTCCGACAAGAAAGGTAGAGCATTATTTATCTCTACTCCGTCAGGTCGTAATTGGTTCTACGATGTCTACAAGCTTGGACAGGAAGAACAAGACGAAGAGTGGAAGTCATGGCACTTCACAACGCAGGACAACGAGACAATCGATCCTAAGGAAATTGAAGCTGCTAAGCGTACTCTAAGCTCCTTTGCATTCAAGCAAGAATACTTGTCTAGCTTCGACAATGCAGGTGCTGATGTCTTCAAAGCTGAGTGGTTCAAGACTGCTCCTGAGCCTCAGTATGGTGATTATGTGATCGCTATTGACTTGGCAGGCTTTGAGGATGTGGCTAAGAATGCAGGCGCAGCTAAGAAGCGTTTAGACGAATCCGCTATCGCCATTGTGAAAGTAGAAGACAATGGAGACTGGTGGGTTGAGAAGATCGTACACGGTCGCTGGGACATCCGAGAGACTGCTGTGAATATTCTCAAGTCTATTCGTGACTATCAACCTATAGCTGTCGGTATCGAGCGAGGAGCACTAAAGAATGCTGTCTTGCCCTACTTGAATGACCTGATGCGTAAGAACAATATCTACGCTCACATTCAAGACCTTACCCACGGTAACAAGAAGAAGACTGATCGTGTTGTCTGGAGCCTGCAAGGGCGTATGGAACATGGTCGTATCAAGTTCAATGAAGACGAAGATTGGGATGACTTCCAAGATCAGTTAGTAATGTTCCCCACAGCAGGGGTTCACGATGACTTGGTAGATGCTCTGTCCTACGTCGATCAACTTGCTGTCACATCTTATCAACAAGACTACGACGAGGACGACTACGAAGTCCTTGATCCTATAAGCGGCTATTAAGGAACACTATGGCTACTAAAAAGAAGAAAGACCCTAGGCTTGAGAAGGCTGGCGTTGATGGCTACAACAAGCCTAAGCGTACTCCTGGACATCCTACCAAAAGTCACGTAGTAGTTGCCAAAGAAGGCGATCAAATCAAGACTATCCGTTTTGGTCAACAAGGTGTTTCTGGCTCTCCCGAGTCTGAGGATGAAACAGAAGCAGAACGTAAACGCCGTGAAAGCTTTAAAGCTCGACACGCTAAAAACATAGCCAAAGGTAAGATGTCTGCTGCTTACTGGGCTGATAAAGTAAAGTGGTGATTATGGCTGAAGAAGAATACAAAGACTCCCAATTTGAGGAGCCGACAGAAGCTGAGAAGGAGTTACTTGACTTCGTTGTTCAGCACACTGATCGTTGGCGCGACTGGCGTGACGCTAACTTCATGGATCTCTGGATGGAATATGAACGGATCTTCCGTGGCATCTGGGATCCCCAAGACAAAACCCGTGAATCTGAGCGTAGTCGTATCATTTCCCCTGCCACACAGCAGGCTATCGAGACCCGTCACGCTGAAATCATGGAAGCTATCTTCGGTCAAGGTGACTTCTTTGACATTGAAGACGACATTCGTGATGTAAACGGTAACTCCTTAGACATTGAAGCCCTCCGAGCACAGCTCATGGAAGACTTCAAGAAGGACAAGATCAAGAAAGCTGTCGATCAGATTGAGCTGATGGCTGAGATCTACGGCACAGGCATCGGTGAAGTCGTTGTCAAGACCGAAAAAGAGTATCGCCCCGCTACACAGCCCATCCCTGGCGTTGCTAATGCAGCCGCTATCGGTGTTGAAGAGGCTGAGCGAGTAGCGATTAAGCTCAAACCTGTCAATCCTAAGAACTTCCTGATTGATCCTAACGCTGATTCTATCGAAGATGCGATGGGTATTGCCATTGAGAAGTATGTCTCGATCCACAAGATCGTTGAAGGTATCGAAAAAGGCATCTACAAGAAGGTAGATATTGGTTCTACATACGAAGATCAGTCCTTAGAGCCTACTCAAGAGCTGTCTCAATATCAGGATGACAAAGTTAAGCTCATTACTTACTATGGTTTAGTGCCTCGTGAGTACCTGACTGACGGTGAAGAGGTCGAATACGAAGAACTTTTCCCCGAAGGCTCAGAAGCTGACGACTACTGTAACATGGTTGAAGCCATTGTCGTTATCGCTAACGATAATCTGCTCCTAAAAGCTGAAGAAAACCCCTACATGATGAAGGATCGTCCTGTGGTGGCTTACCAGGATGATACTGTCCCTGGTCGTTTCTTTGGTCGAGGAACCGCAGAGAAGGGCTACAACATGCAGAAAGCCATTGATGCACAGTTACGTGCTCACTTGGACTCTCTGGCCCTCACAACTGCTCCCATGATCGCTATGGACGCTACGCGCCTGCCTCGTGGAGCTAAGTTTGAGATTAAACCGGGTAAGGCAATCCTTACAAACGGTTCTCCTAGCGAAATCCTCTATCCCTTCAAGTTCGGTCAGACAGACGGTAACGCTGCTCAGACGGCTCAGAACTTTGAGCGTATGCTTCTCCAGGCCACAGGCACTGTTGACAGCGCAGGGATGCCCTCTAACGTACCTCGTGACGCTGGCGCAGGTGGTATGTCAATGGCGATGGCTGGAATCATCAAGAAGTACAAGCGTACTCTGACGAACTTCCAAGAAGATTTCATGATTCCTTTCATTCAGAAGGCTGCTTATCGCTATATGCAGTTCGATCCTGAGCGTTACCCCTCTGTGGACATGAATTTTGTGCCTACAGCTACTCTGGGTGTGCTTGCTCGTGAGTTTGAACAGCAGCAACTGATTGGTTTGTTACAAACACTCGGCCCGAATACGCCTGTTCTTCCTTTGATTCTGAAAGGGATCTTACAGAACAGCTCTCTCAGTAACCGTGGCGAGCTTATCCAAGCCCTTGAGCAGATGTCTATGCCTGATCCGCAGGCACAACAGGCTGCACAACAGCAACAACAGATGCAACTTGCTCTGGTACAGGCTGAATTGGCTGATAAACAATCCAAAGCACAGAAACAGTCCGCTGAAGCTCAGAAAGCTCTGGTTGACGCTCAAACTGCTCCTCAAATTGCTCAAGCTAAGATTATCGGTGCATTATCGACCAATCTTAACGAGAACAACGAAGGTCAAGACTTTGAACGTCGCCTGAAGTTGGCTGAGTTGGCTCTGAAACAAGAAGATATTCGCTCCAATGAGCGCATTGCAACGCTTCAAACACGAGCCAAGCTTATCAAATAACTAACACAACCAAGGAATAACCTATATGGCTCCTGATTTACAAAAATATTACGAAGATCAGTTCTCGATGATGGCTACTCAAGGCTGGGCAGACATCATTGAGGACTTTCAAAGGTTAAAAGCAAGTATTAACGATGTGACATTGACTACGGACACACAAGATTTATTTTACCGTAAAGGTCAATTGGACATCTTAGACTTAATTTTAAAGCGCAAAGATACGTGCGAAAAGGTATATGAGGAGCTTCTCAATGAGCAGGGAGACCTGCGATGAAGAGAATGTTTGACTTCCTATGCCAAGACGGTCACGAATCTGAGCGTTTAGTTGACGACAGCATCAGGACTATTGAGTGTCCTGCTTGTGGTAAGGATGCTAATCGTCTAGTTTCATCTCCGCAAGTTAAGCTGGAAGGGTTCACTGGAGCTTTCCCAGACGCTTACGACAGATGGAGCAAAGTAAGGGCTGAAAAGCTCAAACAAGAGCAGAAACGTAATGCTGAATAAGCACGTTCTGAATTTATTTTTAATTTATCCTGTAATCCAACACGGACAGGGAAAGGTTAGGTATGGCTTTAATTGACAACGAAGAACTGACTCAAGATAGCATCAGCGAGTTAGACGCAGAAGAACAGAAAACTCAGGAAGTCGAGCAGACTGCTGAGGAACCTAAATCTGTAGAGATTCCCGAGAAATACAAGGGCAAGAGTCTTGAGGATATTGTGAAGATGCACCAGGAAGCTGAAAAGCTCATTGGTCGTCAGGCACAAGAAGTTGGTGAAGTTCGGCGCTTAGCTGATGAACTTTTGAAGCAGCAACTCTCCAGCAACAAGAAAGCTCAACCAGAAGTACAAGAAACACAAGAGATCGACTTCTTTGAAGATCCGAAGACAGCGGTTCAGAAGGCTGTGGCAACACATCCTGACGTTCTTGCAGCAAAGCAGGCAGCACAGCAGTTAAAGGCTATGCAAACGCAGCAGCAGTTAGCTACTAAGCACCCTGACTATGCTCAAGTCGTTCAAGATGGTGAGTTCATTGAGTGGGTTAAAGCATCACCCTTGCGACTGAATATGTTCGCAATCGCTAATGCCCAATATGACTTTGCCGCAGCAGACGAATTACTGTCTACGTTCAAACAGATCCGCACAGCTAAGACAACTCAGACTCAAGAAGCTGGTAAGCAGGCGCTTAAACAGAACTTGAAGGCTGCTTCTGTCGATGTTGGCGGTACTGGTGAATCCTCGAAGAAGGTTTATCGCCGTGCCGACCTTATCCGGCTACGTATGAATGACCCTGCACGTTATGACGCCCTCCAAGATGAGATTATGGCAGCATACGCAGAGGGTCGAGTTAAGTAAATAATTTATTTTCAATTTAATCTACAGGAGATTTAAAAATGGGTTTAGGTACCAATCACGTTACTACTACGACTTCCGCAACGTTTATTCCCGAAGTCTGGAGTGATGAAATTATCGCAGCTTACAAGAAGAACCTCGTTGCTGCTAACCTCGTTAAGAAGATGAACTTCAAGGGCAAGAAAGGTGACACCGTTCACATTCCCGCCCCCACCCGTGGCGACGCTTCGGCTAAAGCTGCTTCCACCCAAGTGACCCTGATTGCTGCTACCGAGTCTGAGAAGACCGTGAGCATCAACCAGCACTGGGAATACAGCCGCCTGATCGAAGACATCGTTGAAGCTCAAGCTCTGGCTTCGCTGCGCCAGTTCTACACTGATGACGCTGGCTACGCTCTGGCTAAGAAAGTTGATTCCTTTCTGGTGCAACTTGGCCGTAAAGCCAACGGCGGTGATGGCACTGCTGCTTACACTGGCGCTTACTCTGGTGCTGACGGTACTACCGCCTACACCGGCACTGCTGGCGCTCTGACCGATGCAGCTATCCGTCGCTCGATTCAGCGTCTGGACGACAACGATGTGCCGATGGACGGTCGTTTCCTGATCGTTCCCCCGAGCACTCGTAACACCCTGATGGGCATCGCTCGTTTCACCGAGCAAGCCTTCGTGGGCGAGACCGGCGCTGGTAACACCATCCGCAACGGTGAAGTTGGCAACGTGTACGGCATCCCCGTGTTCGTGACCACCAACGCTGACGCTGCTACCGATGGCGACCGTATCTGCTTGCTGGCTCATAAGGACTTCGCTGTTCTGGTTGAGCAAATGGGCGTGCGTACCCAGACTCAGTACAAACAAGAATACCTCGGTACTCTGTTCACTGCTGACGTTCTGTTCGGTGCTGACGAGCTGCGTGACGGTTCTGCCGTGTGTTTGGCCGTTCCGAGCTGATTGTGATATAATAAAGCACGCTTCGTAAGAAGTTAAGGACACGATGAAGGGCCGTGTGTGCGAAGCCCTTCTTTTCCTCCCTTAAAGGAATGTAAATGATTTGTACTAAGTGTAAGCAAGATAAAGATGTAAGTTTGTTTCATAAAGATAAAAAGAAAGTAAACGGATATACATCGTGGTGTAAAGAATGTAGAAATAACGCTAGAGCAGAGCGTTACTGGAAAGATCCAGAACACGGAAGAAATAGAAGTAAAAAGTATAGAGAGTCTTTGACTCCTGCACAAAAATATACTTCTAACAGAAATACAAAACTTAAACAAGCTTATGGATTGACTCATGAGCAAGTTGAAGAAATGAAAAGACTTCAGGATTATAAATGTTACACATGTGGTAAACATGAATCTGAAGCGGGATCAAAAGGGCTTGTTGTAGATCATAACCATACGACAGGACAAATTAGAAAAATGTTGTGCGGTTCCTGCAACACAGCATTGGGTTTGTTAAATGAAGACGTAAATTTGTTTACTTCTTTGATAAACTATATAAAGGAACAAAATGGGTATTAAATTTAAGTGCTTACAAAGTGGTAACGAATTCGAGTTCCACACTGAGCATGACATCAAGACAATGCGTACACACCCTGGCTATCAGGAAGTCTTACAAGAAGTACAAGAATCTGAGGATACTTTAACTATTCGTAAGCCTGGACGACCGAAGAAGACATTTGAGGAACAATAATGCGTGAATTCTCAGTAGGAAACAACCTTACAGCAGCTACAAAAACTACGGTTTATACAGTTCCTACTGGCTACTACGCTAAATGGAACCTATGCTACGTTGTTAACCATACCGGCAACAATAAGACCATTGATGCTATCTGGTACGACGCAAGCGCCAACACTGAAATCTATGTGTTAGACAGTTACATCCTTAGCCCGACTCAGTTCATTAAGTTTGATGGCGGTGCTTATGTTGTTCTTGAAGAAGGCGATCAAATCCGATTAGAGTCTGAATCAGGCTCCACAATGTCTGCTATTAATACTTTTGAACTGATCCGTAAAGGTTAAAATCATGGCTGTTTCAGACCAAGAAGTTGCTGCGTGGCTTGCAGCTAATCCGACTGCCTCTAATGCAGAAATTGCTCAAGCAGCCGCTGCTGCCGGTGTTGATGCTAATCAGTTTGAGCGCGTGACAGGAGTGCCTGCACCGTTTCAGATCACTTATGGCGGGGAGATGAATACTCCTATTGCCTACAGCACTAAGCAGAATATTGGTAATGATATTGTCGATATTCAGTACGGCCCTAGCGGTCAGCAGTTAAGTGCTACAGGTATGCCGACAACTATCAATGGTCAGCGAGTTGTTACAGATTATTCTCCTTCGGGGCAACCCTCTTATCGGCTCTATAATGAACCTGGGATGTTCAATGAACTCCTCAATGCTGCTGCTTATTTAGGCAAAGGCTACGGTTTAGTTACTGGCTTAGATGCTTTATTAGGTAGTCTTCCCTCTTTAGGTTCCAGCGCAGCCTCTTCCGCTGTTGATGCTGACATCGCAGGTGGGATGATTCCTGAATACGGAACTAATAAAGCATACGATGCTTTTATGTCTCAAGCTATGACTCCTGAAGCTATCGCAGCTTTAGAGAAACAGATTGCAGAGAGTTCTGTTGGTGGTCTTAACTACCAAGATATTCTCAATCAAGGAGGCATGATTACAGATATTGCTTCTG